GCTTCACTTAAACGCTTCAAAGACGATGTTAAGGAAGTTGGTTCAGGATTCGAATGTGGTATCACAATCGAAAACTACAACGATATTAAGATTGGCGATGAAGTTGAAGCCTATGTAATGGAAGAAGTTCCAGTTAAATAGAAACCTATGATTTCATAGTTATAAATAGTCGTTCAAATTAGTAAGGCATCAGTGTTTTCAACAACACTGATGCCTTATTTTTTTTCGTATTTATACATAGTTATTTAGTCCTATGTAGTTGCAATGTAGTTGCTACTTTTTGTCTTTGTCAAGATCGTTAAGAGCATCAAGAACTTTCCCATCACTATTGTCAGTTACATGTTCATAGATATTCATTGTTATATCCACATTTGAGTGTCCTAAGCGTTTTTGAACATCTTTAGGTGTAATTGTAGGGTTCATATCATAAAGTAGCGTAGCGTGAGTATGACGGAAGCCATGAATAGTTATATGTCTATCTAGTTCTATTTGTTTATTTATTTTCATCTGCCATTCTTCAATTGGTTTGTGTGTCCAATGATGACCAGATGAGTTAGTAAAAACAAAATTATCAATGTTATCCTTATTGCTTTGAATTTCTTTCCAAGCGGCTAAAATATCCATTGTCTGTTGATCCATGATTAGATTTCTGGTTCGACCATTTTTAGTAGGATGTAATTCATATTGTTTATTTTTATTTGAATAAACTAGGGTTTTGTTAATAGAAATATAATTATTATCAAAATCAATATCGGACCATTTTAGTCCAATACATTCACCAATTCTTGTACCTGTGTATGCAAAAGTACGAAATATTGTAAATTTTTGAAGGCTAATAGTTTTGGCGGCTTTCAAGAATTCATGAAGTTCATCAAGTGAGTAGTAGTTCTTAGGTTTTCTGTTAGTAATGACTTCCTGCATTTTCTTTGTTTTGTTTGGTAAATCAATTTTTCTCATTGGATTGGAAGCAATGTAGTCGTATTTAACAGCTATGTCTAAGATTCTAATAGTATCTCTAACTATTGGCTTGTAAACGGCGACAGTCTCAATCCAAGAGTTAACGGCATCTTGACAGTCCTTAATAGTAATTTTGGTAACGTATTTCTTACCAAAGAAGGGAAGAATATGATTATGGAAACAACGCTTGGTTTTAAAGAATGTCGTATCTCTTACAGTTTGTTCATATTCTTTGATCCAAGAATCGTATAGATCCTGAAAGGCGTATTTATCTTGGTCAATTTTGTACTTTTGCTGAAGTACATCTTGTTTAAGGTTGTGATAGGCGAGTTCTGCTGAAGAATAATCATAGAAGCCATTACGGGAAGTAACATGATCTTTATCAACCCGAATGGTAAATCTATAACGTGTTTGGCCATTCTTCAATGCATATTCTTTGATAGCATTAATTTTTTTCATGTTGGATTATCTCCGTGTATTTTTTAAGCTTTGATTCACAGTTGGACCATATTTCATCTTTTGTCAGGTGAAGTATGGTCCTTTTTTGTATTTCAAGATATAAAAATTCACAAATATGGGCACATATGTTCTTTTGATGCTAAAAATAAAAAGCCAATTAAGGCCTTAATAAAAAACACCGACAATCTAATAAAAGACTGACGGTGTTTTGGGACGTATGTCCGCGTAAATAATAATAAGTGGAGCCAAGCTCCCAGTAGTTTTATTATTACACGATTCCCTTTTTTCGTCAATTTATTTTGTTACATATAATTCCATGATTTTATCACTGATTAATTTCATTTTTGAATCATCAAGATGAATTTGTCCTGATGGATCAGTTTTATTTATCCTTTTTATTCTAAACTTACTAATAGTCGTTATATCTGAAACTCTAGCAAATGAATTTTTGTTGAAGTTTTTATAAATAGAAAGTACCTGATCATAATCGTTTAATTCTTTTGTTGTTGCTTTAAGAGAATTCGAATTATTATTAATCTCAATTACTAATTCTTGAAGCATTTTTATATCTATTGGTTTTAAAAAAATATTTAAATCAAGATTGTTAATTTCGAAAACTCTTTGTGAGGTTTCTGAAATTTCGTCTATTGTTACATCTTTATTCATCAAAAAGTGTGAGAATTCACTTTCATAGTTTTTATCTTGAGAGATTAAATCATCAACTAACATCTTTATCATTTTGTAAAAACCAATTCTAGAGTGATTTATTTTTTCTGTATTCTCCCTAGTCCGTTGTCTGTTAGATTCCAGTTTTTGATTTAGTATCTTAACAGTTTGTTTAAATATCTCTTTCCCCAATGGCAATCTTCCAGGTTTATCTTTGGATGTTAGTGGTACTACCGTTAGGGTTCTTTTCTTTGAGTTATCCTTTTTGTCTAGTACAACAGCAAAATGTGGAAAAGAGAATTCACTACCCATATTGACCCCGAAGTCAACACGGATGATTGATCCGCGTTTGAAATGGTAATATCCATTAGGAAAATTATTTTGAATCTCTTCTTCATATCTATATGATACGTTATCTAGCCAATTGGGAAGCATTTCAAATTTCTTGTATTCAGAATTTGAAACCTCCTTAAATCTTTCATTGGATAAGTCTAGCTTTTGGTTATTTTTTTTCCTTACTTTGTCGCTTGATGGTTTGACCATTAAGTTACTCCTTCATCTTGTCATATCCCCAGGTATGGCTATTTTTATATACCAAGATTATTGTCCGGAATAGTCTGGGCCGATATAGTTACCATTTTCATCTGAGTAACCTTGTTCAATACCAGTTTGTAACTGTTGTTCGCCAAATGTCTTCATACTATCAGGTGTACTGTCTAAAGCTTGCTGTTGTGACATACCTTCATGGTCCATCTTATAAGCAGCAGGGGACTCGCCATACTTGTTAACAAATCCTGTTAAAGTATTCTCATCATAGGAAATACCGCTGGATTGTTGTTGTGTATTGTTAGTATTTTGAGCCGGCTGCTGCTGACTTTGCTGATTATTGGTATTTGTATTAGAAGTCTGTTGAGATTGCTGAGACGTCTGATTTTGAACCTGTTGGACATTATTATTCTGTTGTGAATTACTCTGACCAGTTGACTGTTGATTATTGTCAGCATCATTCTTTTGATCAGACTTTTTAGGAGACTTCTTCTTAGTTGAAGAGGTCTTCCTTTTTGTTATTGATTTCTTTTTGGCAACTGCAGTAGTTTTATCCTTTTTCTCAGTTGAAGAACTGGCTGATTTATTAGTTGAGCAGGCTGCTAAGGATAGGGCAGTAGCCACTAAAACTGCTGAAGTAATTATTTTTTTCATTTTGATATCCCCCATATCTTGAAAGTTTTTATAAATCGTCAGGTTTGTTTCTCATGGCATCAATTAGATATTCATAATGATGTTAGCCATGTCCCTGGGTATGGCTTTTTTAATCATCTAAATGTTGAATAGCATAACTAGCTTGATCTGACGTGAATCCTTCAGCACTGGATATCAGCTGATTATAAATATCATCATTGGACATATTCATAGTTGATCTATAATCCTTTGCCTTCATGAGAGCATTGTGATTCCAGTCGCCAGTCATATTATCAATGGCATATTGTGCAGCCTCAGCAGGGAAGCCCTCAGCGGATGATGTCAATTGTTCATATATTCCTTGCTTAGATAGATGTGATATATCAGAGTAGTCTACAGCTTTTCTCAAAGCTGCTTTATCCTCGGATGTTGCTTTTGGTTTTGATATGCGTTTTGTACTTTGGTCATCACTGTTATCTTCAGAAGATTGATTGGTATCGGATACCGATGTATTTGGTGTATCAATTGCTTGAGTATCTTTAAAATTAGTATTTGCTTTTATAGTTATTTTTGTTTTAAAGGCTTTTAGAGTTTTATCCTTGTAAGATATCCAACATTTTTTATCCATAGCACCTGAATAAAATACCTTAAAAATAAAGTATCCTTGAAAGTCGGTAGTGGTTGACTGATGTATAAATTTATCGTCATCAATACTTGTTAAGGTTATTGTTTTATATGGAGATGCTAAACCTGTAATTTTAAACCTGCCAGTATTAATGGAAGGAGTAAAGATTTTATCTTTTTTATCAGGTCTTATTTCTTGATTGATATTTGTGTTTTTTAATCTTTTTTGAGCCTTATTTATCTTGTTCCTGGCTTTTATTAATTTTTTGCTTTTATTACTATCAATATCTAAAGATTTCTTTACCTTTTTTAAATCAGTGTTGAAATCATCATTAAGCGAAATACTATTACTGAAGTAATTATTTTTGTATTCATTTGTTTCTGATTTTAGATCTCCAAGATAATTACTAAAATAATTAATTTTCTCACTACTTGAAGAACTCATAGATATTCTCCTTTTGGTTGATGATATCCAGTCTAATTCTTTATTTGATGGTTTTACTATATGATTTTTACCAGTTTTGTATGTGTCCACGTATCCATTTATAACATCGGCATGATTATTTACAGACTGTATATATAAATTGGTTAAATCAGTCTTACTCAGACCATCCTTTTTATTGGAGCAACCACTAAGTAATAAAACAAAAACGAATAATACAGTTAAAAAAGCTCCCCATTTTTTGTGCATAAATAACTCCCCCTATAACAGCTTTTAGTGTCTTTAGATTTTGGAAAATCCCTAATTCCCTAAGTTAGGTAGACCATAGTTATATCTTAAATCAGCCTTAGTATTAGGTAGGTGTCCATGTTCTTCTATATATAAGTTAGTAATTAAGGCCATAGCAAATGCATCAGCCTCACGCTCAGTTTTACGTCTATGTACATTATTGGAAACGTAATAGGCAGCAAGCCCTTTATGCTCCAAAATATGTCCAATTTCATGGGCCAAAACAAAATAACGTTGATTTGAATCTCTAATTTGATTGGCCATAAAAATTATGGGCTGTGTTCCATAATAAAGAGTCTTTGCTAGTGGTCGTGGATATAATTCTTTCCAATATACTTCTAAATTCAGATTTTCTGCCCAAATAAACGGATTGAAGGTTCCATATCTTTTACCAATAGCAAAAACAAGCTTATTTAAGTCGCTTGTCGTTGCCATTAACTTTCCTTCTTTCACGTTCTTTTTTACGTTTGTCCCAGAATACTTGGATCATTGCCAATTTAACACGTTCATTCTCGTCATCAGTTAAAGATTCACCATCATATGTCATACCTGCAACTAGATTTCCTTCGATAAAGTCTTTCAAATCAAGGGAGTCTTTTTTTGTTGCCCATTCTGGTGTTTGATCATTTCCCAAAATATAATCAGTTGTTACATGAAATAGTTGTGCGATTTTTATTAAATCATCATTATTGATGTTTCTTTTACCGGATTCCCACATCGCTACAGTACTCTGACTAACGTTTAATTTATCCGCCAGTTGGGGCTGTGAAAGACCGTGTGAGTTTCTTAATTTAGATAGTCTTTGTCCTCTTGTCATAAGCAACTCCTTTAAGTAATAAACTATCACTAATAGTGATAGTTTAGATAAAAAAACAAAATAATATTACAAATAGTGTTGACTATTACAAATAGTGATAGTATTCTTATCACATAAAGTAATAGGAGGTGATATTCAAATGAATAAATTAAAAAAGTTTAGAATGATATCTGGAGAAACACAAAAAGAATCAGCCAAGAAACTTGGTATCTCAATATCTAAATATCAAAAGGCAGAGCAAGGGATACAAGGAGTTTCGGATAAATTGAAAATTAGAATGGCAAAGCATTTTAATACTACTGTTGAGCTTCTTTTTTTTGATTTTACTATTACAAATAGTAATAATGAAAAACCACTGCCAGTACATTAAGAGTACAAAAAAGCCACGTGAATAAATATACACGTGACTACACAATTGGAGGTGATTGGAGTGAAGCTATTGATTGATGGTTCAGAATCGGAAATCAAAAATGTGCTCAATGCTATTAAGGGTAGCAAAGAACACATAAATGTAAATATTAAGCTAAATGATAAAACTTTGGCTAAAGGTCGATTTGTTTATTGAGATCTTTAGTAATTGCGTTTTTAAATTCTTGTTTAAACTTTTTTGTAAATGTGTCAGCTACGGTGTCAGTTGCCGAATCAATCAGAGTATCAAGCGATGCTGTATCAAATGTAAGACTGTTACTAGAATCTATCAATTCATTTAGTGCTTTGTGTGCTGCAATAATGGCTGCATCATCAAGTGACAAATTAATGTTATCTGGTATATTCATTTCTTCACTCCTCCTTTCAGAAATCAATTATAGATGAATTGAAGGATAACGTGAATGAAATATACACGGGACTACACAAATTGGAGGTGATTGGGATGATGATCCAAGGTAAACAATATTGTATATGGGGATCACAGAGAACGTTTCAAACATATAAATCTGCAAGTGAATATCGTGACAAGTTTAATCCGGGTTCTTCAATATTTGTACTGAATTCACCTGAAAGGACAGAGCAACTTCTTTTGTCTCAGAAAAGATATAGCCAAACTTTGGATGCAGCCACTTTGGGGTCTTATGGGAATGACGAATCCAGCCAAGAAGACTATGCGGTTGTGCGAGCTTCATTAGGACCAGTCCATGTTCGCATGGTTCGTCTACCTGGAAAATCAAATCAAGCTGGACGAAGCCGTGTGATTGTACGGTTCCATAGTTTGCCCGTGGTAGCAATACTGAAATTGGTCCATTGGATGTTCCATCGGCGCTAAGAGGAGTGATTGATTCGGGCTTTAAGTGTTGCAAATTATTTTGGTGATTAAATTGGAGCTCTGTAAAGTAATCGATCTCATGCCCATTCAGAGTTACTCGCAAATCAAAGAAACTTATATCATTTACAGAAGGATTAACCAGCCAGACAAACAGATGCTGCATGCTGTGTTCATCATTAGTAATGGATGTCCCATTATCTAAAAGAATTTTTGAGATTTGCTCTGTTGTTGTATCAGATTCAACAATTAACTTTGAGTGATCTTGTCTCCAAACTATAAAGCCAGCTATTGCAGTAATGATAGCAATCCATTGAGTAGACACCTGTTTTATTAGCCAATCAATCATTCTGCAGCCCGTTGTAAGGAGGTAAATCCAGTCGCTTTATTGTAATTAAATCCATATTATTTCACTGCCTTTCTTTAAATAAGTATATACGAATTGTATTAGTACGAAAGGTATCTAAAGGAGATGATTCATTTGAATAAAAAAGAAATAAAAAACGAACTCGAAGATTTGTTAACTCGTGAGTGCTTTACTCACAAGCAATTAGCTAATGACATTCATGTAAGAGAATCAACTATCAGCAATTGGATGAATGATCCTAAACGTTCAATACCAGTTGATAAATTGATATTCATATCTAAGAGTTTTAGCGATTTGAAATTCAAAAGGGCAGTCGGTGATTACTTAACTGAGATGCCTGAAATTTTCAGTGATAACAAAAGATACCAATGTGATTCAGCTGCTCTTTATTTAGCTTCTGAGAAGGAAGAACTAGAAAGAGAGTCACTTGATAAGGAAACCATAATCTACTTTGCTGAGCGACCAGAATTAGTTACCGAGGACGATAGAAAGAAAATAGTTTCTTGGACCAAAGAATTTAGTGAAGAGATTTCTAGTGAAAATTCATTACTAGATAGTGTCATTGATAGATTCAAAATTAACCCAATTGAATTAGAGATAGCGAGGTGATCAACGTGATTAACAAAGAAGAACTTGTTAAAGAAGAAAAGGAAAGACAAAAGGGTTTTGATGATCTAACTCAAAAGGGTTGGTTAACTATTCCTAATGCAGCCAAATATGCAGATTACTCAAAGACAATTATTTACGCCTGGTTAAAAGATCCTATCAATCCGCTCCCATCTTCTAAAAAGAATGGTAGACGGATTAATCGTAAGAAATTAGATCAGTACATCGAACAATATGAACAAAATAGAATGTTTTAAAGGAGAAATCATGGAATACACAGGAGAATTTGTTGATAGCACGCTTGGCCATGCTGATTCATCAGGTAAAGAAGAAAGAGAATTCAAGAATATTATTGATCAGTTTTCTGAGATGGTTCATCAAGGTAACTATTCAATGAGAAAAATGTATAAAAAGCCCCTAACTGATTTGGCTCTAAGACCATTTGGAGAATCTAAACAAGTAATTGTCAAAGAACATATCAATAAAGATGTTTACAACAACATCATGACTTATGAATACACATTCATTTATAAACCAGGAGATGAAGACAATGACTAAATTTCATAAATGGTTAAATGAATTTTTCTTTGGACCTGATGAAAAGCCTATAAGAGATCCTAATAAGGTTATCAGCATTACAGATTACAATGCAGCTATTTTGAAACAAAAAAAAGACAACCTATCCGCAAAGTAGGCTGTCGAGTTCATTACAAAATATTTATACATAAATTATAACACAAAATAGGAGTGAGTTTGATGGCTGATGAGAAGAATGGGCTCAATCTTGTTCAAAAAATTGCCCAAGTTCAAGCAGGTCTACCGCCAGAAATAAAAAAAGAGGGCCATAACAAGTTTCAAAATTATGACTACGTTACTGAAGCTCAAGTAAAGAAATTGATCAGACAGCCTTTGGCACAGGCTGGTGTAATTATTAATCCTAAATATGAAACTACCAATGAATGGACTGAACCTGGTAAAAGTGGTGGAGTAAATCACTTTGCATCTGTATTAGGCAAATTCGAGTTAACTGATGGTTTTACATCTTTGACTGGGACAATGCCTGGTACGGGAATAGATTCAGGTGAAAAAGCTGTATACAAGGCCGAGACAGGTGCTCAGAAGAATTACTTAATGCAACTGTTTATGATTTCTACTGGTGATGATCCAGAACGTGATATGGCTCAGCAACGACAGCAGCAGAGTAATAATAGTCGGTCAAATGGTTATCAAAATAATAACTATCGATCTAACAATAGATATTCAGGCAATAACTACAACTATCAAAATAATCAAAAATCCAATAGCAATTATCAGAATAACAATAATCGCTCAAATAATAATTATCGGCCTCGTAATAATAATCAGAATAACGTAAATATTAATGATCAAGTCATGAATGATGAAATGTTCACTCAGGTCAAGAATAAAATCCGTAATACCGCTGACGTATGGCAGATGAATACGGACGATGTATCACTAACTCTAAAGAATAAATTCAAATATAGGGAATTGAACAAAGTTACTAATGGTGTTGCCAAACAAATGTTGGCCTTTCTTAATGATGCTATTAGAGGTGCTAAGGTGCCTAAAAATAACGGCTAAGGAGGGACACAACAATGACTGAAGTATATCAACGTGGATTTAAAGGGATTTGGATTCCATCTGATCTGTGGTTTGACAAGAACTTAAAGAATAAGAATGAGCTTGTTCTTTACGTGGAAATTGATAGTTTGTCCACAGATAAGCAACCATGCTATGCCTCTAATAAATATCTTGCTGATTTTATGGACCTTTCTCCTGGTAGGGTCTCCCAATTAATATCCAGTTTAGAGAAAAAGGGCTACATAAGAACTGAAAAAATTTATTCCAAAATTAATCCTAAGCAAGTTCAAAAAAGAAATATTTACCCTATTAGAAAATTAAGTAGGGGGGTAGTTAGCGAATTAAACACCCCTAGTAAATTTTCTAAAGGGGGGTACTTAGAAAATATACAGGAGAGTGTACTAGGTTCATTAACTAAAAAGCATAGTAATAAAGATATTGTCGAGCAAGCACGACCACAGCTCCCATACAATCAAATAATCGACTACCTAAATCAAAAGGCCAAGAAACATTTTAAATACGCTGAGACCAGTAAGAAACGAATAAGAACCCGCTGGAATGAAGGCTATAGGCTAAAGGATTTTGAGAAGGTTATTGATATCAAATGTTCAGACTGGATAAATGATCCCAAGATGAATGAATATTTGAGACCGTCAACGCTTTTTGGAGATAAATTTGAAGCTTATTTGAACAGCAAACCTAAGAAAAAAAGCTTTAATAAGCCCTATGTTGAAAGGGCGACTGACTGGAGTAAGAAACAAGCCAAGTCTATGACGGATGCTGATAAGGAAGCACTCGAAGAGAAAAAACTTAATATGCTTGCTGATCTTCGCCAAATTGATAAACGCTTACCCAATGAAACAATTGAGGAATTTCAAAAGAGAGTTTCCGCAGCAGGAAAGAAAAATTTTAAGTAGGAGGGCCAAACATGGATGAATTAATCAATGTTCAAGTTAAAGATGATAAGCAGCTAGTTGATGCACGTGAGTTGTACCGTGGTTTACAAATAGCTCAACGATTTAATCGCTGGGTAGAATCTAATTTTGGAATGTTCGTTGAAGGTGTCGATTATTCAGGGTGTACATTGCGTACGCCCTATAACGTAAACTCTCCGGAAGGTGAACAACAAGAAATCAGTGATTATATTATTACCCTCGATATGGCAAAAAGTTTGGCCATGATGGTTCGTAATGATAATGGTAAAAAATACCGTAATTATTTTCTTGATTTAGAAAAGAAATGGAATGATCCACAAGAAGTTGTCAAACGTGGCTACGCCATTCTCCAAAATGAAAATACTCAATTGAAACTTGAGAATAAGAGATTAATGCCCAAGGCTATCTTTGCTGATTCGGTTGCATCTAGTTCCACTGATATCTTGATTGGTGAGCTAGCTAAAATTTTAAGTCAAAATGGTATCGACATTGGTCAAAACCGATTGTTTAGATGGCTTAGAAGAAATGAATATCTAGGTAGACACGGTGGTAATTACAATATACCAACTCAAAAAGCAATGAGGTTAGGTGTATTCCGGATTAAAGAAACAACCATTACTCATTCAAGTGGTAAGACGACCATTCAAAGAACTGCAAAGGTAACTGGTAAGGGACAAACCTACTTTGTTAAGAAATTTCTTGATGCTCAAAGTGGGGTGTTAATCATATGATTAGTATTTTTATTATCTTGGGTGCAGTTATAGTCCTACAAATGATATTCAATAAAAATTAAAAATGAGGGATTTAATTAATTATGAAGACTAACAAACAAGCTATTTTAAATAGTGTCAGTAAAGTACTAGATGATCCTGAATCAATGTTTTGGGGATTTACCACTGCAGTAAGCAATGATGAAAAGGCCGACACTGAAGTTTTTACCGATTCAGATGATATCGATGCGGATGTCGCAAATTCTATATTAATGGCATCTATTCTACACAACCTGGTATCCCAAAAGGGATTGGAATGTTTAATTAGTATCGATGATCTAGATTTAAATTACTTCACTAGAAATATGCTATCAGGAGCAAACAAGGTAATCGAGGATAGACTGCATGTAATTGGAAAATCAGTTGATAATGATAATCCTGTTAACTTTATGCAATTAGGAAAGAATTCTAGAAGAGGGATGATTGCCATTGATGTATTAAATCCTGAAATGTTAAAAGATAATAAAGAGTTTCAAACAATGCCACATGAATTACAAAATGCAATCTTAAAACAGGCAAAGAAGGTAAACCATGCTGAATAAAAGCTTATTTAATGGTCGATTGACCAGGGACATTGAATTGAAATATACCAAGAACACGCACAAACCGGTAGCACAGTTCACCTTAGCTGTTCAGCGGGAGTATAAAAATGGTCAAGGTAATTATGATGCCGACTTTCTAAGATTCCTTGTGTGGGATAAGAGAGCCGAAAATATGGTTAATTACACTCGCAAAGGTCTGCTGATTTTTATTGAATCACATACAGTTACCAGCAATTATCAAAAAGATGGTCAAACGGTTTACCGTACAGATAATGTGGTTGATAAATTCAATATCTTGGAAAGCCGAAGGGATGCAGATAATAACCGGAATAGTTCCAGCGATAACAATGATTCAAACGGTAAACGTGTAGATAACATGCAGAGACAAAATGAAAATCGAAATAATAATCAGACTAATTCTAATTATTCAGATGATGCTTTTGCTGATAATAGTACCCCAATTGATATCAGTGATGATGATTTACCATTTTAGGAGATGTGATCATGAAAAATATTAATGGCATCCCTAAGCAAGTGGTTGAGTGGCTTACTGATAATGGTGAACAGATTCATGACGTTCATGATGCACCAGCGTACAAATCAATTCATTTTAGTACCGGTAGTAATGAATATATTTATTATCCGGAGGACAACAAATTATTTATTGCAATCGAGAAACATGTTATTGAATATGAGCAAGTCTTATATCCTAATAGAGCCGTAGAAACCAAATTTGAGGGGATGTAAGGATGAATGAATTACCAATCGATAGATTAGTTGAATTATCTAGTAAAGTCCCTGTTGAGATAATTTTGGATGCTAAGAGACGTATGGGAGATTGGATTTTATCTGGTGGTAAGCAAGATGATCCATACATGTGGCAGCAGGTTAAATTTGCTGAGAATTGGTTAATTTTTAATGGAGGAAAATGATGGATAAATTCCTGGTTAGAAGTAATGAAATATTTGAGGCAATTAGATTTACAGGACAAAAAGAAATATTTGGCAGTCCGGTTGTTCATGAAAACAAAACCTTTGAATATTCGATATCTTTTTCTTATTTTCATGTTGGTTTTGATATAGGGGATTGGTTGTTAAGGAGTATTAATCATAGTGATATGTATGATACTGCAAAATATTTCTCTATTCCGGATAAGTATTTTCATCAAATGTATTCAGACGTGAAATCATGCTAGAAACTGATGAACCAAGAAAAAGTAAATAACAAAAATGCCATCACCATATTGGCAATGACATTCCTAAATTAATTGAGTTCTGACAAATCCAATTATATCACGGGGAGTGGCCGATTTGTATTTATTGCCAGCAATTGATCGTAACAAGAGTAGAAATAAAGCTAGAGAAGTTTTGAATCAGTATCGCCGTTTGGCTAGAGTTTCAGGCCGGTCACTGACGGATATAAAATCACCTATTATTACTGATATGCCTAAAGGGACACCATTTGGAAATGCTCAAGAGGATAAGAATACTGATATCATTTCAGCAAGAATGGAAGTCCAAGAGATAGAACGTGCTATTACCAACTTAAGCAAAGAATGTTTTGAAGTAATCTATTTCTCATATATCTCAAAGGAACATCATTCGAAGCTGGATATTGCTGCTAGTGTATTCGGAAGTATTACTGCCAATAAGACAGTAGAGCGTAGACAACGTGAAGCATTACTACAGTTCTGTGAATCCTATCGTAATGGGGAATTATTGACCTATAAGCGAGTTAACAAGAGAAATGTATTAATTCCATGAGGGATTTGTGAGGGAAAAATGTCAACTTTTGTCTGTTTTTTGTCGCAAATGTGTCGCTATGTTGAGGGAAAAAGTACTGTTTAGGGATGTATTCTTGTATTGTTCCATAAAAGGGATAGTGACTGTGGTTACTCTACCGCTACAAAAGGAGCATTTTAATAACGATTCTCTGTTTCTGAAAAACAACCGTCTCAGGACGTAAAATGTTTAACCCTTAAAAAGTGATCAGTGATGATAAAGCTGGTCATTGCTTATGCGGATAATATTGGATATATATTAGGTGGAATTCCCCTTCCTACAAGTTGTTAATACCAAGATGTAGACTTAAAAAACTCCTAATTTTATTTCGTTAAAATATCACTTACTTAATATTCTGGTTCGAATCCAGATATCCGCTTTAATACTTGTAATAGGTATGAAAACCTTATCTAAAAAGAAAGTAATAATTGTATAATATAATACAGTAAATTTAGATATTGGGAGATTGTCTAATGAATCTTTATAAGTATTATTCAAATGCCTTTCCAATTCCTTCAGAGCTGAGGAGTTTAAGACCAGAAGAAAGTAAAATTGGTTACAATAATAATCAAATGTGTAGAATTATTGATTTTCTTTTTATGGAAATTGATTCTAACATCAGTGGGAAAAATTTTCCGATTAAATATATGCTACGGCAACCATCTAATATATTTTTAATGGAAAAAGATGATATGTTGATGATTGGTATATCCTTTGGCAAGGCAATATTTAGACATAATACCTTTATGTGGCTTAATAAATATGCATCATCTTTATCAGATAGCAGTTTACTAGGATTTGGAAATAAGATTGATTTTACAATTAGTATTTCAATAAAAGATTTACTTTCGTATTCTGAGAGATGGAATCTTTTGTTTAGTATTAGTGACTTTATTATTGCACCCAATAGATTACAGGGATTTGGAATTCAAAAATTTTTCAAAGAATATTCTAAGGATAATAATATAGATAAAAGTGAATATGAAGATAAATTTAAAAATGAGAATAATAAGGATGAAGAGTTTAATAGTTTTATAAATAAAATATGTGTAGACTTCGAAAAACAAGTGGAAAGGAAATATAATATTATGAATATTAATCCTAAATTTAGTGCGAAAGATATGGTTGTAAAAAATAATCAAGGGTTTTATGTATTACCATTTCAAGATGATACTACTGATGTTTTGGAAACGATTCAAGATGAATTATCAGACAGGAATATTAATTGTAATCTTATAAAGTCTGAGGATAGATTCGATCCGAGCAGAGGGAATAATATAATTGAAAATATTTGGCAAGATATTTGTTCTTCAAGGTTCGTCATCGCTGATTTGAGCCAAAAAAATCCAAATGTTTATTATGAGTTAGGAATTTGTGATACTCTTGGCAAAAAAGTAATACCCATTTGTAGTAAAAAAAGCTTCGATGAAGATTACAATAAACATTTGCCAACGGATATTGAACAAGAATATACACTTTTTTATGATAAAAATAATTTAAGAGAATTTAAAAAATTTGAAAATGACATAATTCAAAGAATACAGACAGTAATTGATTAATTAGAGATCACATCAGCTAATGTGGTCTTTTTCTTTTGGAGGAAAAAATATGACATTTGGAGAAGCATTAAAGCAATTGAAGCTAGGTAGGAAATTAAAACGTAAAAATTGGAATGGTAAAAATCAATTTGTATTTTTAATTAATGGTATGGGATTGAAAACTCTTTTAGATCCTGGGATTGAAGATTATTGGCAAGTTGGTGAATGGAAAGACGATATTTTTTTGAATTTATCAGCTGAAAAGGATGTAAATATTTCTGATTTATTGGCGATTAAGACAACATCAAATCAAATTCAATTAGGATGGTTAGCAAGCCAAACAGATATGTTATCTGACGACTGGGAGGTAATTTAGGATCATGAGTAAAATGATGCATACAAGATATGCTAATGTGATATCGGCGGTTGAAGTTCAGTGAATCAGTGATATCACTAAAGAAGAACAAAATAAAAAGTACCAGGATAAATATCCATATAGAAAGTCACATCACAAATCTGGACGTTAAAAAATTTTGAAACAAACACGGATGTAATTCTGAAAGTGAGGTGGTGAAGATGAGTGGCTAGACAACGAAATCCTAACCGTGATAAGGCTATGAAAATATGGTTGGACTCTAAGGGGGACAAGCCACTTGTTGACATTGCCAAACAGTTAAATACATCAGCATCCACTATCCGCAAATGGAAGTCACAGGATAAATGGGCTGACAAAATGAATGGGAGCGCTCCGATTGCGAAACGGAGCGCTCCTTTTGATTCTCTTAAAAAGAATAAGAATGCTGCAGGCAATTCTGGTGGGTCAGCACCGCCCGGGAATAAGAATGCACTCACAACTGGCCAATATGAAACTATCATGCTTGATCAGTTATCTAAGGATGAACAGGCAATCTTTGAAGGTGTGACTGATAATCCATTAATCACTATTAACACTGAGATACGCCAATTAAAGGTACGGCAATATCGAATTACTAAACGTATCAATCTGGTTGTTCAAGGGATGAATGATATTGAGGTTCAAACTTATATCAAGGTGAAGACTAGAAAACATTCATTCAAGGATAGTAATGGAAATCGTATTGTTACAGAGACACAGGAGGATGTTCCTACCGGTTCAATGACACAATCTTATAGGAAGTTTGATGACCTATTAAAACTGGAAGATGCATTAACTGCAGTTGGTAATTCATTACAAAAGGCACTCAGAGAAAAAGCCAAGATAATGAACATCCCTTATGACCAGGAGTTATTACAAGGACGTGCAGAGTTAACTAAGCAACAGGCAAGAATCGTTAAGTATAATGCTGACAAGCTTACTAACAATGGTGCTGATAATCCTATCATTAAGGCCATGTCAGCATTATTGAAGCAAAAGAATGGGGATGAATTAGATGGAAACGCCGATTAAGAAAATTAAGTTTTCTCCATTACAGGCTAAGTTTCTAACATCCCCATTTGACCATACATTTGAAGTCAATGAGGGCGCTATTCGTTCTGGTAAATCAGCTGCAGCTTGTATGAGATTGGCAGAGCTTTATATGTTATCACCTGATGAGTCACACCTAGTATCTGGCTACAATCAAGAAATTGCCTACAAGATTTATATTGAGGGTGACGGATTGGGATTGGCTTATATTTTTGATGGTATGTCACATCTTAGACGTGATCGTGGTGGTGACAATTTAACTATTGATTTACCGAGTGGCCAAAAGAAAATATATTTCAAAGGTGGCGGTAAATCTAACTCTGCTAACAGTATTCGAGGGATGTCCCTTGGATCCGTAGCATATACAGAAATTGATTTGCTCAATGAGGAATTCTTAAAGGAAACATTTAGACGGACAGCTAATGCAACAATCAGATATCATCTAGGAGATTTGAATCCACCAGCACCCAATCATCCCATTCTTAAATTCTTTGAAGAACACAGGGCAAAATGGCAACACTGGACTATGTTAGATAACCCAGTCATGACTCGTAAGCGATTGAACGAATTGGAGAGTGAGTTTAAAACTAATCCATACATTTATAAGCGTGATTGGTTGGGTGAAAGAGTAATGCCCGAGGGTGTCATTTATTCTATGTTTGACCAAGAGAATATGACTGATAAAACTCTTATCGGTAAACCAGTCGAGATGTTCTTTAGTACTGATGCTGGTCAAGAAGATGCCACAACTATGAGTTGCAATATCGTTACTCAAGTTCATGAGAATGGTCGATTTAAGTTTGTACTCAATCGAGTGGCCAACTATTACCATTCAGGACGAGATACACACAACGTTAAGGCCATGAGTGTCTATGCTGAAGAATTACTTAGATTTGTTAACTGGTGTCACAAAACTTATCAAATGTATTCCAATGTGATTCTAGTTGATCCTGCAGCAAGGTCATTACGTGAAGAATTGAAGCGTGTTGGTTTGGCTAATCAAGCAGCTAATAATAATGCTCATGAAATAGCCGGCGGTCGCAAAGGTATTGAAGTTGGTATCGAACGTTGGCAAAACTTAATGGCTAATGGTCAATTCAAGCTGGTTGAGACTCCAGACAGTGGCATCCCTATGAAATATGATCACTATCACTTCATTCGTGAAATTGGTACATATGTTAGGGATGATAAATCAGGCTATCCGGTAGATGCTAATAACCACTCAATGGATGAAGGACGTTACTCAGTTAATTACTTCTATCAAAAATACGGTAGGTGATGCAATGTTTAAAAATATATGGTCCAAGATAAAGGTGGTGTTAGCAAAGATGGGATTAATTAAATCGATTGAGAGCGTGGCTGACGTTAGTAGCTTGCTGATTGATGATGACCAAGTAAAACAAATTGATTTATGGGATTCAGCATATAAAGGTGATCCTTACTGGATTCATAAGAAATGGACATCAGCATTGGATCATACCCACAGTCATAAACAGAAATCATTGAACATGCCGAAGATTCTATCAAAGAAGATGGCATCCCTGGTATTCAGTAAAAAGGTGAACATCTTAGTAACTGAACACAGTGATACTGATACCTCTGATGAGACTAAAGCAGATCAAGGTGATAATGATGCCAACAACTTCATTCAAGAGACCTTAGACGATAATTATTTCTATAATAATTGTGAACGATACCTTGAGTATATGTTTGGTACTGGAGGGATGGTAATGCGTTTTTATGTTGCTGGCGGAAAAGTTAAGATTAGATTTGCCACAGCTGATGCATTCTATCCCATTTCACAAGATGAAAATGGTGTAACTGAATGTGTTATTGCATCAAAATTCGTTAAGGGTGGTAAGTATTACACATTATTGGAATGGCATTTGGAAGATGATAAGAATTACATTGTTAAAAATGATTTATATCGGTCAGTGGATGCTACTTCAGATGATTTAGGAACTAAGGTTCCATTATCGACTGTCTATGGAACTTCATTGAAGGATGAATCTAATTACCCTAAAACCATTTATACACGTCCCACGTTTATTTATTTGAAGCCTAATTTAGCTAATAATTTCAGTTATAACAGTCCACTGGGGATATCCATTTATGCTAATGCCATTGATACGTTACAACAGCTTGATCAAGCATTTGATATGTTGAATCAAGAAATGGAAATGGGCAGACGTCGGAT